TCTCTATCGGTTGCGCTGAAGTCCTCGCGTTGTGTATCGTCTCTAGGGCGAGTTCTACTTCCTTCGTCGTCAGTCTTTGTAACATCTGCTTTAGCTCCTCTTCTAGGTGCAATCATCTCAACAATGGTTTGCACAAACCCACCTACGCCTGCGCCATAACCGAAAGCCTCCCCAGACCCCTCGAATGCGCCTTGTTCTGGATTGTATATACCCTGCTCAATTAAATTTTGTCCTATCGCAGCTGCATATTCCTGCAGACCCTCAACACCTGCCTCTTGTAATATACGTCCACCTTTGTCAAAGATGTCGTCCGCAGCAGTTTTACCCAAGCCACCTCTTAACTTATTAAGTATCCTTGTGGGAGATATAAGTTCGGATAGTCCTACTCCTGCTCCCAATACAGCGGCTTTTGTTCTTTCCCCCTCTGTAGCTTCTGATTCTCTAGCTCGTTCACTAGCTTCACCTGCACCTGCTGTGACTGCTAACCCTGCACCTGCAAGAGGGTTTATTGCGGCTGTACCAAGAATACCACCAAAAGATCCTAAGGCTTCTGCAAACTTACGTGGTACAGCAGACGCTCCATAGCCTATATTTACATCAGGGGCAAGGTAGTCCTGTATCCCTTCTCCAACAGATTTTATACCTCTACGCACAGGGTCTTCTAAAACTTCAGGTAGTATACCCGCTGCGCCTAACGCACCACTTTCTAATACACCTGCTATACCGCTACCAAGACCTTTTACCACTTCACCTGCTTGGTCAGCTATAGTTCCAGGTCTTTTTCTTTTAGCTTCGCGTATAGCAGCGAAAGCTCTTTGTGTGGGACTTAATGTGTCTTCTTCTTTGTCGGGTTGTCCTGACGCAAGTATACCTATAAGATCGTCAATAGTTGCTCCTTCTGGACCTTCTACTCGTATCGGAGTGCCGTCTTTTTTGTATATCTCGTAAGTAGGCATTGCCCCTCCTATACTATTTTAGGAGCTTTAGTTCTATCTATCCCCGTAGACTCTGAATATAGTCTGTTCTGTATGGCTCTTAGTTGCGCTATCAATCCTATATTATCCTCTGACTTAAAAGCCTGCGCTCGTTCTTCAATAGCAGCTCTTATAAGCTGTCTATGCGCCTCTAACTCTTCTTGTAAAGATTCATCTTCAGCAGCTTCCCTCTCTAGTGCAGAATAAGCTAGTCCTAAAGGTGTATTCATGACTTCATCGGTAATTTCTTTTAGCTGCTTTTGAAGTTTCTCTGCTTGTGTTAACAACTTATTGTACGCTGCAGTATCTTTACCAACCGCAGCTATAGTTTGTTGGGCCTTGGCAGATTGCTCTTGTATGTCGAGTTGCCTGTCTTTTTGGTCGTTTAATAGTAATAATTGTGATCTACGTAGGTCTGTTCTAGCCATATTTTTAAAACCGCCTGGGGCTGTAGCTATATTAACAAGCCGTGCAAATGCGTCATCCTTCTCTTTTTTTGTTGCTCCCTTGTCAACAGTAGGAGTCGTGGTTGTCTGCGGTGTAGTATCTTTATCTAAATCTAACTTCTTATCTTCTTTTTTAGGTTCTTCTTTCTTTGGCTTTGGCTCTTCATCTTTTAACATCTGCGAACCAAGAAGACCTGCCACACCTAAACTTTGAGCTGTCCTAGCTGGAGAGAATTTTCTAGGAATATTTTTAACACCTGGCCCTATAAATTCAGGTGTTTGTTTATATGCAGGTTTACTAAATAATTTCTGAACACCTCTCTGCGCCATACCTGCTAGACCTTTTGCAGCGGGTGCGCCTAGTTTTAACGCTCCCAACCCTGCTCTTACCAATCCACCTCCAGGGACAAGTATAAGACCGAGAGACGCAAGTTCTGCAGGTGACATACCTAAAACACTATACTCGTCACCAAATAGGAAATCTTTTACGCCTCCACCCTCTTGATACCCTACAACTCCACCTTGAGCCATTGCTTTCATGTTAGGTCTATTTACGCCCCCCAACCCACGACTCATGACTTTTTGTAGGTTTTTATTTGCTGTTTTTTGCCTATTAGCCAGCACCTGTGCTACAGCCATTGCTTTTTCTTGTTGGCTGGGCAGACCCATCTCTTGACGGCTTTGTTCTACCAATTTGTTCTCGTTTTGATTTTTTACAGTATTTGGGTCTCCTTGTTGCGCTAACATTAGGGCATTTTTAGAGTCATTTTTTCTTTTTATTGCGTCTTGCACGGCTAACAACTCTATTAAGTCAGGACTTATACCCCTACGCAATGATTGCATACCTTGCATATTCATGCCTTGGAGCTGTTGTTCGGGTAACAAACTAAAAGCATCCGCTTTTTTGTTCATAGTTCTATTTATGTCCATCAAGCTCATTTATCCCCTCCAAACGTTTTCCTATAGTAATCAGTAAAAGCATCTGTGAGAGACGCAAGATTACCTGCTCCTGCTGTAAAGGTGCTTAATGGTGAAGGTTGTGCGTATGTATATGACTTGGTGGCTAATGGTAGCCCTTGTAGTAATGACTGCATATACTGCACTTGCTTATATGGAAAGTCGCGCTCCTCTTCAAACTGAAGTCTGTCAGCTGTTATACCTTCAGATTCTATACCTCGTTGCTCTGCACCTAAACTAGCCTGCCTAGCTAGAGCAGCTAACCCAAATTTGTTTATATCTTCTTGTACGCCTCTAGCTCTATCTTGCTCTACGTTGAACTGCCCCATAGCTCTGTCAAAAGCGTCTGTGTAGCCTTTTCCTGTGATAGCGGCTAGGTTTTGTTGTAAATTTCTGTCTCTTTCTGCATCTATTATGGCTTGTCTACCACCACCAAACGCTCCTGCTTTGGTTAAACGAGAAGCATCAGCAAGAGCAGATATTTCTGACTGTCTTCTTGCTTCAGCTAGTTGCGGTGCTAGGGCAGCTTCTAGAAACGGGTTCATGTACTGCGTGGCTATACCACCTGTAAAGCTTTGGGGGGTAAACGCACCCATATCGCTTGTTGGTATGTTGATGCTACCAATACCCTCAAATGCTTTTGTTTGTAAGTCCGATGGACCTGCAGTAAGAGGACCCATATACGCCTGATAAGGCTCGCTAGCTATACCTGCGCCTCTACCTAACATTTCTGTTACATACGGACCAACGTATGGTGACAAGTTAGACTCTACACCTGTTGCTGTACCGATATTTGGGTCAGTTAGTTCTACATCTGATAAAGGACTAGCCATAATATTCTCCTACGTTGGAAGAAAGTCTTCTGGATCAATTTCGGGGGCTTGTTTCTTAGTCCCTGTCCTTGCCATTCGCACTTCATCCATCATGTTTTCTAATGTTTTCGCGCCCGCATCAGAGTTACCATTACCTAAATGACTAACAACATCCGCAGGGATTACAAACTCACCATCACTTAACATAGCAGGTTGTTCCCCGTCTATCATAGCGGGTATTTCATCTGCCATACCATCTGTAGCTCCATCTAAATACATACCTTGCTTTTTAGCAGTAGCAATACCACCCTCTGCCATAAATGTTGTCGCTGTACGCTCTTGAGCAGGGTTAGCTAAATTAACAGACTGTAACCCTTTCGCTTCAGTTGCAGCGGCTGCCATCGCGGCTTCTTTATCTGCTTCAGGAACAAATTGCATATCTGTAAAATATCTTTGTCCTCCACTTCCAGGTCTCCTTGCGGGATCAAATGTCCCAGGAACTTGTGATCGTATACCTCTATATCTGGGGATACTGCCCTGATAACCTGAAACGGGGGGTTCTCCTGTAAAAAGTCCAGGGGCAAATAAAGAACCTAACCCTCCTATGCCCATAGCAGCGAGATTTATATAGTCCGAAGTAGAGGGAGTTGATTTTGTGCTTGTTTGAGACGGGAAAAATTGTTGCACGAAGTCTATAGGTTGTTGAACAAAATCAGGAACACCATACCTACTAGGTGTTGGAGCAGACGTACCACCCGTTGAAGTAACAAAGTCAGGTGTACCAAGGTTTGAGTAAGGAGTACCACTAGCTTGAGACCCTATACCCCCCCTATAACCAAGATTCTGCCACCAGCTAGCCATTATCCGATGTTCCTAAGTAGTTTGAGTAAGTTATCAGTGCTATCTCCACCTGTTCTGTTAACTGGACTAGGTTCTAAAAGTTCTTCCATATCTTCGTCAATACTTCTATTTATACTATCTTCGTATGGAGTACGCAACATCCTTCTTTGTTCGGGAGTCGCAAAAATATCTTCAAAATCGTAAAAATACTCTATATCTGCGGTCTCTGGAGGGTCTACCCGCACTTGTTGAAGACCCGCAAGTTGTGCTATTCCCTGAGTAGGACTTATGGGAATATTAAAAGGAGTAACATCTGTTGCCGTGTCTGTAGCGGTATCTATAGCGGTGTCTATAGCTGTGTCTGTGGCTGTATCTGTGGCTGTGTCAACCAAATTTGCCACATCCGTGACCGCTGCTATATCGGCATCAGTGACAAAGTTTGTTGGTTTGTTTAATATGTCAGCTACAACTTCAGCTGCTATGTCAGGTGTGGGTTTAGCGTCTATCTGTCCTGTGCCTAACGTATCCGTAGTAACTGTAGGGGGGGTAAATTTTTTTGTGGGAGTTGTAGGTTTTTTATCTATGTTATCAGCAACTTCTGCTACATCTACAGTGTCTACTGCACCTGTGTTACCCCCAAATATATGACTATCTATCTTTTTACCGCCAGACTTATGTTGAGATAGTATTGTGTCCCCCCAAGACGGATTAGCCACGTCAGGATTCCAATAGTGTGTAGCTCCTTCTGTAGGGTCTTTAATCTTGCCGTTTAATATGTCATTTACAAGTTTCTCAGCTCTTTTATATTCAGGACTACTCTTACTTTTTTTATGCAACAAATTACCACCTTGATCTAAGGGGTTAAATGTAGAAAACTGTTTGTCAGCATACACGACATCTTGTAAAGATTTACCAAAACCACCATCTTTATATCTGTTTAGTATAGTGTGTGCCACTGCTGCCTGCCCTGCATCAGACTCACCTGCGGCCTCGCCTATTATCGTGCGTATCCAAGCCTCTTTGTCTGCAGGAGATATATCTTTACTTATAGTATCAACTTGTGTTGTTTCTGCCACACTGGTTGGCGCGGTTGGAGTGCCTACAAACTCACCTTCAGGAGCTAATATCTCATTTTCTACGTAATTTCTGTCTTGTAGGCTTAACGTGCCTTTTTCATACTTTGATTTTAATGCGTTGTTTATGCCGTCTAGGGTGTTAGCTACTGTAACAGCTCCTCCTTGCCCTGCTGCACCTAAAAGAAACGATGCTCCTGCCTCTGTTTTTGGATAGATATCAAAATCTCTTAGAGCTTTTTCAGTTATTGCTGTTTGACCTGCCTCGGTAAGTCCACCAACCCCAGTCGCTGCGGTTATGTTTACGGGTATCCCTATTGCTTTTCGTTGTTTTGGAGTTAACTTGGTATATAAGTCACCAATAGTCTTTATGTTTAAGGTTCCAAGAGCTGCTTTTGCGGTTACCAAATCTCCAACAGCTTCTAAGCCACCTGCTGCTACAGTATATTTAAAAAATTGTTTCTTTAGAGCTTCTTTGGCATTTTTTGATTTTTCCTCAAAAGTATTTCCTTTAGCGTCAGCCAACATGGTTTGCCACCCCACATTTTCTGCTAACGTCCCGTCATCAATTGCTTTTTGTATTTCTTGGTCTAATCTTCGTGATGAGTCCGCTTGTCCCTCCGCTACACCAAGAGAAAGAGTTATTGCAGGTCCTAACACGGGACCAGTCAGATAGAGAACTGCCATATCTGTAAATACATCACCAAACTCTTCAGAAGCGTTTAGAAATGTGGCAAACTTGTCTGTGCCATAAGGTCTTCCTAACATATCCAATGCCTCTTCGCCCCCAGGAAGAGCTGTGGTAAATTCCATACCTTCAGCAGGTAAAGCATCACGTCTTCTTCTTAGTAAATCTCCGCTAATTTTTTCTTTTTGATCTTCACTTTTTCCATCTAACCAAGCAACCACGTTACCTGTTTTATCTCTAAGAAATCTGGTAGGGTCTTTATCGAATAGTTCTCTAAATTTATTTACAGTCGCATCGCCAATGTTTGCAGTGCCTTCGACTTGTAATGCAATCGCCTCTAAAGTCCCTGAAGACACACTATAATTAAGCGCTGCTAGATTCTTCTTTGCATCATCTATTATTCTTTTACTAACTTGACTTACTTTAGGAGTTTCTTCTCCTAATATACCTGCTAATTGACTCTGATAATCTTCATCTGTTACTTCAGGTCCTATACCTGCTCCCACAGGTCCTTTAAACCTCTTTGGGTCATCTAATATTTCTTGTTCAGATAAAGAGCCAGTAGGAGCTACTCTTTTCTCATATTCATCTATAAGTCTAGCTATGTCAGAAGACTTACCTAATTCTATCCCTGTGTTTCTTAACAACTCCTGTCTCATTTCATCTGACAATACCCCAGGGGATAACAAGTTTTGTGGCGAATAGGGTAAATCTTTCTCTGTGACACTCGTGTCTCTAAACTTATCTAGTGTTTCTTTGCCAGGTAACACTGCTTCAGTTAAGAACTCTCCTGTATCCATAGGCAGTTCTTCTACAGGGTCTATAAAGTCTTTGACTTTTGTTTTTACAAGGTCTCGTAGGTCAGCTGTGGCGGTGTTGCCCAACTCTTGATTTATGGCATCGTAGACGTTCTCGCCCTTTGCACCTGCAACTAATGCTGTAGAAACAAGTTTGGATACGTCTCCAAGAGCTTCAGGAGTTAGTTCGTCCCCTTTTTCTAGCACAGGGTTAATAATTGTGTCTGATATGGCAGCTATAGATGCAGCTTTTACACCATCTTCACCCATAATCTCTGCCGATATACCTGTTTTCAAAGACTTGTCTAGTGTTTTACCTAAATCAGTAGAAGTATCTATACCCAAAGAATCTACTATGGTGTTCGTTGTATTAGAAACTATTTTAGAGCCTTTTAATCCTGCATCAAAAACAGCAGCTCCTATGTCACCACCGTTTGTTACTACATTTACACCTGTATCAGCCACAAAGTTAGCCACAGTAGACCCCACTTTGTCTGTTAAAGCTTCAGCAGCTACCTCCCCTACAGCATCTGCTGCACCCGCGGCTACAGTAGATATAACAATAGTTTTTAGTACGTCTTCAGGATCAGCCCCCTCGTCTATAGCGTCCGCACCGTTAATTATAGGTACAGCCCACGAGTTACCTGTTGCCACCGCTGCTACATTTACAACCGTTTTTACCTCATCACTACGTAATATGGCTTCACCCACGGGACGTAACACGTCAGCAGCAGCGTCAGCAACTGGTCTCACAACATCACCAACTACATCCGCAACAGGTCTAACTACATCTCCCACGGCATCCGCAACTTCTTGAACAGCGTTTACCACTATGCAGCCTCCATCAATGGTTCTTTACCAAACTTTAAAAACATACCGTATCCATCCTCGTTTTCTAATTCTACAAACTCTAGGTTCGTATCTAATTTTTCTAGTCGTTTTTGTAGCACACGTAAAGCAGGTAGTAGTCTTTCATTTCTTATCTGTGCGCTCATGTACTGTATGCCTTTCTTCTGTAAATGCGCCCCATATCTATACATACTATCTAAAAGATTACGCCCTACATCCATGTTATATATTCGCACATACATGTTATTTTTCTCACGGTTAAATACACCTACAAATATGCTGTTACCTATTTGCACAGTTTGCACGTTTTTGCTTCCTATCTCCTCAAGCACTGTAGCCGCGGCTTGTCGCATGGTAACATCTTCTGGTATCTGCCCTGAACTCTTTAAGTTTGTTATAGCACCGAACAATACTTGGTTATAGCTTAGTTTCTCTTTCTTGCTATCCACTAGCTCCATCACGTAATCTCCAGATAACTTGCTACCACGTGTAGTCTGTTTGCTGTTGCTGCTGTTACCTTTAGTATCTCTGATGCTTGCACAACGAGAGGGGCTGTTAGTAGCTCTACTGTACCATTTGCACCTACAGCTTTTACTTTATATATACTAAACACGTCTGACCCACTTGTTATAGTCAATGTTATTGTATCTCCACTGCCTGAGTCGTCAGATACCAAGATAGATTTCATGATAGCTGTGGTGCTTGCAGGGCATGTATACAACGTGGTTATACTGGTGCTTGTAAGGTCTACTTTAGAGTTTTTATAGTTATTTGCCATTAGCTAATAAACCACGCCTGTGCATCTGATTGTTCTTTCAACGTATTCTTCCTAAACTGCTCGTCTATTTGGTTAAAATACAGACGTAACGCATCATTTAGCTTCATAGCTTCTTCTCGACTGTACTCTGCCCTTGGTAGTGGTAACGCAGGGGCGCGAAAAAGCACGTCATAATCTGTTAAATCCACACTCATTAGCGTCTCCCATCAGGTCGCATATCCAATCTAGGGGAGCCAAGTTGCCATTGTACCCCTGTAGCGTTGGATTGTATCTTTAAATTAAGCTGTCGTCCTCTAACACGTACGTCAAGTTGACTGGTAAACGCCTCTACGGGTGACGTGGCAGAACGTGTTACTGTACCACTACTGTTTCCACCTTCCGACGGGGTAGACTTGATACCCGACCCAGAGTTCGTTAGCGGGTCTAATGTCAGCGTGACAGACGGATTATCTATGGTAGAGCCATCAAAAGTCACATCAGGCATGATTCTGTTTACTAAAAACAACCTATGCCCATCGTCAAGATCGAAGTCCGCAGACGTTATAAACGCAGTTATCGCTGCAGGTGTGCCTGTCTCGTTATCATCTAGCCCCTGCTCATGCTCTACTAATTTACCTGACGTAGTCGCTGCAAGTGGATTATCTCTTGCCCCTGAATCTACCCACGCTGTACGTGTTAAGTTGCCAAAATACCACACGTCTTCAGAATAATTGTATATTATATACCTATTTGGCACATCTGACCCTGTTGCACAATAGAACCACCATATCTCGTTGAACGACTCGTTTGTGCCTGCAAACACTTGCTCGTATTGGTTTTCATTAAAATCGTTAAACACGTAACGACGTAGATCACACTTTAGTGTTTCTGTTCTACCATCGTATTTGTAGAACTTATCTGTACCCATCCAGTAGGCTATACCATTTGCGTACGCCACAGCATTTTTAGAAGCTATAGATATGTTTTCACCAACAAGATTAGCTCCCCATACTATAGGCGCACCCACATACTGCAAGCTATATAAGGCTGCATCTGTCCAAATTAGTACCGCCTGACGTGAGTTTGCGCCTGTTACAATTCTTGAACCTTGTGATAAACGTAAGCTACCTGCCTGATTTGTAGCCGCAGGTGTCCAGTCCACTAAACTTTCTTGGTCAGACCATCGAACAAGTAGAGGATCTATATCAGAGCTTCCTACTGGGTTAACACCTAAACAGAAAACAAAACGGCTCACGTCGGACACGATTATGTTGTTGTGTGTGGTAGGAACTCCTGATGCACCTGCCAAGCTAGACACAAGCACACCACGTGTAGATATACCGTTGGTAACGTCCCATGTGTATAACTTGCCACCATCAAACCCTAAGACTAAATCTTCACCAAAGTTCTGCTGATGCCATAAACGAATACCGAATGTGGTTGTACCTGCGCTATTCCAAGATGTACCTGCTTCATTCCAAGCACCTCCGCCCCAGCCTGTTAGTGCGGCTTGACCTTCTTTTCCTATGTTTTCTTGATATTGTGCTGTTTGACCTGAACCAGTGTAATCAGTGTTAGCCGCGCCTGTAGAAGTAGCTGAAGCTGTAAACGTGTATACATTTGCTGACGTGATAGCCGTTATTTCGTGTTCCGTATTAAGCACAGCTGCTGTTATCCCACCTCCTAACGTGGTAAACCCTGCAAAAGTTACAAAATCCCCTATTTCTGCGCCATGCCCAGTGTCAGTTACTGTTATGGTAGAAGACCCGTCAGTTCTGGCAAGGTTGATCGTGCTAACACTAGCTGTTGTGGTCTTACGTACAGGAGTTATATCGTAATATCTACCTCCTTGCTCTATGTAAAACTTCTTGTGTGTGCCAACACCCACCAAAGGTATGCTACCAAGTGTTGTCCATGCACGTAAAGATCGGGCTTTTCCGTCAAACGTGTTATCAGATATACGTGTCCACCCACCTATCTTCTCAGGACTACCCTGTCGAAAGCGTATTT